GGGCAGTTCACCACCTTGTTTTTTAGCCCTCGCATTGGATTTGGCCCAGGTGAGGCTAGTGCCATGTTCTGGCAGCAAAATGACTGCGTGGTGGGTTCCGTCTGTGCTGGTGGTGAGGCCAGCGAAGGTGCCACCATCAAGATCAGCACCGACTGGCGGCAGCGAGGCGATTGAGATGAATGTGTTTTGAGTAGTCATTGTGAATGTGTCCGGTTAAGTCGGTGAATAAGTGATGGGGTTAGGCGGTGCGCCACACCCTGGCGGTCTCAGCATCCACCATGGCCACGCGAAACGTACCCTTGGTCTTCATGCCGTTGATTTTGTTGGCAGCAGCACCGACCGCACCGCGCAGATCACCGGGGATGGCGATGCTCTGGCCAGGCTTGGTGAGTTTGTCGAACAGTGGCTGCCACTTGGTCTTGTCTTTGGTGCCTGGGGAGATGTAGGGCACATCGTCATCTACCGTGAGCGCGGTCAGATCCAGCATCTTCATGGTGCTGGTGTAGCCACGGGGTTTGGTTCCAAAGGCGTTTTGCAATGCGGCGGCGGGCCGTTTGCTGTGCACTGCGTCCATGTTGATGCCGCTCGGCGCTGCGGGCAGGCCAGCACCGGCCTTATAGATGTAGTCACCGTCTTCATTGCGGTCGCGCACCACCAGGCCGTGCTGGGTGGCCAGCGCCAGATTGGTGTGGATGTTGTTGCGGGTGCACTGGAACTTGTCGGCAATGTCCTCCAGCGTCAGGTGCTCGTCGGGGTTGTTTTGAAAGAAGCCGACCACCATGCTGGGCAGGCTGTTGGCTTGGGGGGTGTAGGTGGGCTTGGTGCTCATATCGGACCTTTGAAGTTGACGGTGTAGGGGTCTGCCAGCGACAAGGCAGCGGCATGAATGCGGGCGTTGAACCAGCGGCGGATGGTGTAAGAGCGCACCACACTGATGACGGTGTAGAGCACGCCGATAAACAGGTTTTGCGCCACAGTGATGTGAAACCCGATGAGCGGCAGGATGAGGATGTTGGCCACGAAGTTGATGGCGAAGCCGATCAGCACGTTGATGCAGGCCTCAATGAAGCTGCTGACCCGTGTTTGGGAGTAGCGGGATAGGGTCATGACTGCACCACCCGAGCGGGCAGGGGTGTGCGGCCATCGATCGCCAGTTCGACCAGGCCCCACTGCTTGTGCGTGCGGCTGATGATCTCCAGCGCATGGCCCTGGGCTGGGCTGCAGGGGTGGCCAATGGCGGGCTTGAAGTCGCTCTGGATGGACACGCCGCCGGTGGGCGTGTCGGTGAGGGTGAGGGTGATTTGGGGCATAAGTTGGGTGGGGTTGCGTGGGTTGCGTGGGTTGCGTTGGTTTAAGCAGCTTCTTTTTCAACGTGGATGTGGGCGGCATGGCGGGCGATCAGACTCATGTCGCTCAAAGGGGCTTGCACGGTGACGCGCATGCCTTTTTTAAGGCGTCGTGCCGCCGCGTGCGCCTGGTCGTGCTGGCCGGCGGGAAAGAACTGCTCCACACGCATGGGAGTGTGCAGGGTGTTGTCCAGCTGCAGGTCGAGCACCAGCACGGGGACGGTGTGGCCTTCGGCATCGGCCACGGTGCTGCGTGCCTCGGCACCGTGGGTGAGGGTGCCGGTGTAGGCCAGCAGGGGTGTAGACGTGTGCACTGTGTCCATGGCTCAGCCCATCACTTTCTGCCACACAAAGCCCACAGCGACGCCCGCCACGCCCACGCTGAGGCAAGTCACGATGGCCAGCGCCGCCCAGTAGTTGATGCGCTCCCACGTGTCCATGGGCATGTCGTCGGTGTCGATGTGGGCAATGGCCTGCTTGGTGATCAGCGGGGTGGCGCAATCAGTGCAGCGTGGGCTGGTGCTCTTGCACACGGCCAGATCGGCGCAGGTGTACACGCGGCGGGTGGTTTTGCTCATGGGCTGGGCGGGCAGGCCGTCCACCGTATTGCGCACCGGGCAGTCGCGGCCCTGGTTGCAGTTGCCATAAGCGTCGCAGCAGTTCATTTGGCCACCTGCGCAGTCTGGATGGCGTCTGCCAGATCGGCAGCTACAGCTTTCTCGGTGTCGATGTCGCTGGGGCCGTCAAGGGCACTGATGCCGATATAGAGCAGGACGATGCACAGGGCCAAGGCCCAGTTGGTTAGGCGGTGGAGGGTCATGCTGGCACCTCGACCAGGTTGCCGAAGTCGTCGCAGACATGCCGCTCAATTTCACGGCGCCATTTGGTGCCATTGGCGTCCACCAGTGTCTGGTTGCCGTACCACAGGGCCGGGTGCCAGTAGCCCGCCATGTGCGATTTTCCGCGCCACATTTCTGGCTCGGTGCGGTGGCGGTACATGCTGATTTCATTGCCTTTGGCATCGCCCACCGTGATGTGGGTGCCATCGGTGTACACGTGCTTGGTATCGGCATCGAAGCCGTGCAGCACGGTGATAGCGTCTTTGGCGCTGAGTTCAGCCAGCAGCTGGGCGCGGGCGTCGGCTTGAATCTGCTCGATCAGCTTGGCAGCAGCGGGGCTGAACTGCGCAATGGCAGGCTGGACCGGTTTGCGGGCCTTGGTTGGTCGGGTGGCGGTGACTGACAATTTTCACTCCTTGACCGCCTGTTTGTGGCGGGTTGGAGTGAATTATTAGCCATGGCGTAAGTTAATGTCAATAGCCATAGCGTAATTATTTTATGGCGAGATGACCAGGTTGGCGATGGCACCGTCTTTAACTGCTGTGCGTTGCATGAGTTTGCTGCCCTGCTCTGAGCGCGAAACGCTCCAGCGCACTGTGGTGGTGATGTAGAAAGTTCCGTTTGCAACTTTTTCGAAGATAAAGTTGCCTTGCGCATCACACCGCGTTCTTCGCGTGAGCATGGCATAGCCTTCTATGTCGGGTGAAAACGCAACATAGCGGCTTGTGTTTGCACCAAACTCGCCATCAGTCCCGTAAAGCGCGCGCATTCTGGCAGCAGCATATTGTGTGGCGGGCACGAGGGCAACCTCTTCACCTGCGCAAGTGACAACGCCCCCACCAACTTGCCGCATAAATGCACCGCCTTTGATGGTGTTGGGTCCGGGCTGTATAAGGTCGCCAGCCTGTACGGCATTGAACATCGTGCCAGAGAGGTCAACTGTGCGTGGTTGTATTGGTGCGCAGCCAGTCAGGAGCAGCAGGCCACCCAGTGTAAAAGTGCTGGATATAGATTTGTGCATGGGCTAGATCACTCTTTGCTTTTCTGAGCAATCAACCGCTCCAGGAGCGCATTGGTTTTCTTCTGCTCTGCAATCGCATCGCGTACCAAATCTTTGATGCCGAACACTGCAAAGGGCATAAATACCCACAGCACAGCCACAATAAATCCCAAGATGACCAAAATTGTCATCAGCCCGCCCATAGCGCCCATAGCCTACCCGTCCCGTTTTAAATAAAAGTTGTCGTTACTGCTTGCCGGTAGTGCCATTGGCGGGCACTGGTTGCGCAAGCGCATCTAGCAAGCGTACCGCAGTAGCCCACTGATCGGGCGGCATTGCCTCCATCAGCAACATTACTTTGGTACGCGGATCTTCATCATTATGCAATTCTGCATAGCTGGGTGGTGTATCCATCCAGCCAAGATCCAACGACAATTTCTCTTCTATTTTTCTGGCCAAGTCATCCCCCATCACGCGGGGCTTTCCAGTCTTGCTGTGGGGCGCCTTGGTCCGTATTTGTGACAGCGTGGCATCGGTCCTATCCAGGCCGATTGCTTCATTGAGTGCTGCAAGACTTTCTCCATGCCGCTTCACCAGCATTCTCAGCCGGATCAAACGGGTTTCGGAAATTGTTTGCATGAACTGAATTACATCGCCCATGGCTATTTCTGCAAATTGGACATAGGCTATTGACATATACTTACGCCGTGGCTAATAATTCGCATATGAACTTAAACGATTGGGTAAAACAACAGCGTGGCCGCAGCCTGTCGCTCGCGCTGTGTGTGGGCGTTACCCCGCCCGTAGTGTCTGATTGGTGTACAGGCAAGAAGGCAATTGCCGCAGAACATTGCAAAACGATTGAGCGATTTACCGACGGTGAAGTCACTGTGCAGGACATGCGCCCCAATGATTGGCATAAATACTGGCCAGAACTGGCGCAATACCACGCCAGCCCTGCGCAAGCAGCTACAGAAACCGTAGCACCTGCTGCCTGACCGGTGGCCTCCATGTTTTCCACCCACCGCATTCAAGCCCGTGGCGCCCGTGTTGGCGATTGTCTCCCCGTTGCTGCGGTGCGCAGTCCTGCGCACGGCCGGTGGCGCTGCGGGGCGGTGGGTGGTTTTCTGGTGCATGCCTGCACTGTGTTTTTTTCCCCCGTTTTTGTCTCCCCTAACCGCCCCTAAGTTTTACGGAGTGTGTGATGAAGCTATTTTTTGACGATGAATTTGACGCCATTGCGTGTGCTATTGGCAACAGTGGCAAGCCGTTCAAGCTGGTGGCGGCGCATATGTTCCCCGACATGAAGCCCGAGAGCGCCTACAGCCGCCTGAAGGCGTGCTGCAGCCCCGTGGGTGACCAGCGCCTGACGTTTGGCCAGGTGGTGCGGCTGATGCAGTATTGCGAGTGCTTTGAGCCGCTGTCCTACGCCTGCGCCGAAACCCACCACGCGGTGCCGGTGCGCCAGGCGCCCGCAGACGAGCTGGTGAACCTGACCGAGGTGATCCACGGCGCTGCCGAAACCATGAACCGCGCCCTGAAAGCCATCGAGCACATTCAGGCCCGGGGCGGTATGAGGGCGGTGGCCTGATGCGCCCGGCAGGCGAAGTGCGCCTGGCACTGATTCAGGCCGCCCGTGACATCGTGGCCGAGATTGGGCAGCCGCAGCGCGGTGCCACATTGGCCGAGATGGTGGCCCGTGCCCGCATTGAGACGGGGCAGGGCGTGATGCAGGTGAGCAGCCGCGAGGCCCGCAACCTGGTGCCCAAGCTCAAGCAGGCCGGTGTGCTGCACATTGTGGCTGAGCGCAAGGTGGACTACCGCAACCGCCCTGTGGCTGAGTACGCGCCCGCCGATCTGTGCGAGCCCACAGTGGGCGAGGGCTGGGTTGACCTGGGCCACTGCATGGCCGACTGGGTGCGGTAACACCACAAGCCTATGAACAACATTGCAACCCCGGTGGTGGTGCCGCCGGTTGGGCTAAACACCCTCTGCGTTTTGTGGGGTGTGTGTGGCTGATCTACCCCCCATTAAATTTACCGAGCTCGCAGACGCGCTGCTGGCCCGTGCCGATAGCCTGGTGGCCGATTGGTTGCCTGGTGGCGCTCAGCGGGGCCACGAGTATGTGTGTGGCAGCCTGTCGGGTGGCACGGGCACCAGTTGCTCAGTCAACCTGACCACGGGCCGCTGGGCCGATTTTGCCGCCGATGAAAAGGGCAACGACCTGGTGAGCCTGTACGCTGCCATCCATGGCCTGAGCATGGGCAAGGCAGCAGTGCAGGTGGCCCGCGAGGAAGGGCTGGAAGATGTGGCCGGTGTGCAGCCGGCCCGCAATGGTGGTGCTGATGGCGCAGCCCCTGTGGCCAAGGTAGTGCGCCCGGCGCCAGAACCCAAGCCCGCCGCCCACCGCAGCGATGAGGGCTGGGCCAGTGTGGTGCCAGTGCCAGAGCATGCGCCCGCTGCCACCTTTTGGCACCCGTTTCGCAATAACGACCAGCAC